ATCTTCTTGTGTTGGATTATATGGAGAAGAAAGTTCTTTAATTGGTTGTGGTTGAATAGTACACTTTGCAATATTAATTGTGAAGAATGTTTTAATTCCACTACTATCAATAGGACTATTTCTTTTAATACGTACAAAAAACTCTTCTGTTGATCTATTAGCTAATGGATCTCCAAGTGTTCTAATCTCAACAGTTTTTGAAGTTTCACCTGGTTGAAAACCAACGATACTATTTGTTGTGAAGTAATCTTCACCAGCAGTTGCTGTACCTTGTGTGTCTAAAGTTTTGAATGTAACAGAAGAAGCAGATCCTAGATATCCAGAACGAGTTATTGTGAATATTGCAACCTCTCCTCTAGTTACTTTAATGTCAGTAATATTATATTTAATTTTTGGTGTCGGTGTAGATATGTTACCAGGACCTAATGGAATACCTCCAGTAAATCCAATAGTAGTAAGTGCTAATGGATTTCCAGTGTATGCTTCTTCACAAGTATATTGTGTATAATCACTAGGAGTATCTCCAAATAGGTTATCAATGTTACTCAGGAGATTATCTAAGAAATCTTCATCATCTTTTTTAACTTCTGTTTCTCCACTAGTGCATATTTTCTTATACTTATTACATGTTTGATCAGGACCAGTACAAGAAATACCTAGAAGTTTAAGTACGTAATTAATAGCTCTACCAATAATATTAAATGGTTCTGCAATTGCCCCTAAAATATCACTAAGAGGACCTAATACATTACCAAGAATTTCATTGATTAACTGATTAATTTTAGAGATGATTCCGTTTACAAACTCATCTACATGACAAATAGCAGCACGATATGCTTTGTTGATATAACTCATCATTACATTCGTTAACCATGCAATCAAACGTTCACCTAAGTCTGCCATTTGACAACCAAGGTTTTTCAATGCATTGTTAAAGAATTCAGTTACAGGAGTCAATCTATTACCAGTCTCATCTGGTGCTAAAAGTGCCTTTACTAATGCATTTACAGAATCCTGTAATAATTTTTTGATATAACCTTTGATTTTTGCTAGGAATTCAGTAACAACACGAATAGCTTTGTTAACATACACTCTACCAGTGGAAATTGCACTGTTTACTCTTCCACTAACTTTATTAACATAAAAATCTCCTATATTACCACCATTATTTTGTATATCAGCTAACATCTGACCAACAATAGTGGTCATCTGTGTTTTTAAATCTTGATCATTACATTTCTCTGCTACCTCTTGACACCACTCTTCTCTCTTTAATCTTTCTGTTAGTCCTGGTGGTACAGGAATATCTTGAATTTTTTTACCATCTTTATCTACTTCTCTTCCTGTAGTAAGACCAGCACCTGTTCTAGCACCATCTTCAGATTCACTAATATTCTCATCAATAACAGTTGTAACCTCTTCTACTCCATCTTTATATACATCAGGTGGAAAATTGGCGTTAGGTGCTGCAATAAATGGTCCTCTATCTGGTCCTGGTGTATATACAAGCTTTGTAGCACCTGGAGTTTGTCCAATAGAACCCATAATAATGGGTTTTTGTTTATCACTATCAATGTAAAATCCAATTACAAAACAACCTTCGATTAACTGAGAAGCTGCACCACCAATATTACCTGGCATGAAAGGTGCATTAACTGGCATCATCACGGTTGCCCATGGCAAAGCAGCAGTAGGGAGAAGTTTTTCATCACCAGGATGATCTCCTACAATTCTTACTTTATAACGATATCCACCTTTATTGTTTTTATCGCTATCAGTAGTTCCTTCTACTTGTCCAATCCACCAAGGAAATCCATCATCTCCTATACGGTGGATAGGCATTAACCGTGAAAATGCTTCATCCATATCAATCGTCGTATACTAAACACTCAGGCTCGTCTGGATGTTGGTCACAAAAGAGTTCAAGTGCATTTGGATCATGGTGATCTCCTGCTACAATCTCGTCATGATGATGCTCTTCATATTCTATGAGGTCATGTAACTCCTCTTTAGCATGTCTGCGAGCAGCAGGGTTTGTTGTTGGATCATCAATGATTTCTTGATCCTTTTTAATATGCTTTTCTATGCTTTCCATAAGATAATTATATATCCGTTAAGTTATTTATTGGTTATGTGTGGACACTTTATCCTTTTGTCCATAAGAATCTCTCATCAAACGTAGTGTTGTTAAGAACACTCCATTAGATCCAGTTAAAGGATCATATGTATGGGTTACTTCTTGAATCAAGTATTGACCACTACTTTCTGTATCGTAAGGTTGATCCTTTGCGTCTTCATCTGGTAGCTTACTGACTAGTCTAACATTAATTTTGTCTCCTGCACATATTTGAGCATTCCCAGGTATTACTATACTACATTTTTGATTTGAAAGCAATTTATACCTTGCTATAGACTGTGCCATGTAGTATTTTTGCCAATCAGCAAATTTAGTAGGTTCCTTAGAACCGTCCTTTGTTTCTGGGGAAGCAGGTTCCAATTCATTAGACCAAGTTTCATGATCTAAGTATATCGACATAATTCTACTAGGATAATCAGACAATTCTACTTCCTTTACAGGAATTAAAGAAAGAGAATCCTGTCCTCCAAGATGTGCCATGTTATCATAGCTATCTTTAACTTTATAAACATACTCTTCATATTGTCCTGTTGAGTGATTAAAGAATGTTATGAGAGAGGAATATTTTCCCATTCTTAAAGATGCAAGCATATCAACCTCAGATTCAAATAAAGATTTTTTAATTGTAAATCTGTCATCTGCACCATCTCCAATATTTCCTAGTCTTTCTGTATATTCCTCACCTTTCTTTTGACCCCATGCCTCTGTTTCCAATTTATCAGATCTCAAAGGACTTTTTGCATCAGCACATAAAGAATCAACTGCAAAGAAATTATATCCTCTACGTGTTTCCCAAAACATAAATCCTCCACTACCTTTAATTTCCTGAGCAGTTTTATTTTTATTTTTTGAATTAGTGCTTTCAAATGTAGCTTTAGGAGAAACACTCTTAACTGCTAATTGTGCAGCAAGATCAAATGGTCTCTGTTTAGTAGGAATTAATTTGGTTTCAAATAAAGAAGGTTCTGAGAAAAACTTCTTTTCACTGCCAATATACTCTGGATCTTTTATTACTTTTTTAATAATTGCCTCAGGATTACCTTCCATTACCAGATTAACTCTTGTAATTTCATTTTGCAATGCTTCAGGAGATATCAAACCAATAGAATACGTTTGTTTCTTTTGTTGAGCAAAACGATTAGCAACTTTCCAAACAACCATATCATATTCAATTGCAGCATCACTACTATTAGTCATTACTTGAATAACTACTCTCTCTCCACCTTTAATAGGAAGAGATCCAATCAAACCAGCACTATCAACTACTGTTGCAGATGCTATTAAGAATGGATTTGTAATAGACTCCGCATATTCAAAATCAGCAATTAATTTCTTAATGTCTAAAGATTTTTTTGCGTCTGGACTAAAAATTAGAAATTTTTTAAGACTAAAGTCTGTTGCTGAAGAAAATTGTTCTGACATTTTTATGCCCTCAATGCCATTGTAGCGAATAAGGCATGTGCTCCCATTTCTGAAGCACTTGCTCCTAACGCAACATCACTTCCCTGATTAGAAGAATTATTCGTTGGACTCGCTTGCGTAATATTATTAATGATTGTAGTTCCACCAGAATTAGACGTTGATGTATCTTCGGATAGTGTATTTAAAACACTTGAGGATGAATTATCAACATTACTAATTCCTTCCAGAAACTCATTAGGATTTTGAGTTCCACCAAACCCAAACTTAGCTTTGTATTTTCCTGCATCTGCATTTCCACCATTTCTAATCTCATAATGAACAATACCTGCATCATTACCTTTAGCAACAGGCATTCCTGGAGTAATTGATGCTCCAACTTCAATTCCTGGCATCACCCCTGCAATATCAGCAATTCTCTCAGTTACACCCCTTTCTTCATTAACAATATCAACATATTGACCAAGATCTTTATGCTCACCAATTTTAGTAACTACACCACCAATCTTTGACTCAAATACTCCATCTGCATTAACTCTCATATCTTGACCACTATTTTTCCTCCCCACTTTAAAACCCTTAATGCCAAATCCACCTCCATAATTTTCTAATTCAATACTACTGTTGTCATTAGTATTATCTCCTTCACTACTATTAAATTGGAATGGTTTAAAACCCATAGGTAATGTAATAGCACCAAGAATTTCTTTTAAGTTTTCAAAGAATCCACCTGGAGCACTGAAAATATCAGCAAATCTTCCTAAACCATTTTGTTTATCATAGTATTCTTTAAATCCTTCCGCTTGGATTTTACCAAATAAACCTTTATTTCTTCTTTGTGCATCAATTATACCTTCACCAAATTTGAAGAAGGTTTTCTTACCTTCACTACCTTCAAGCGGGAAAACACCTTCTTTACCTCTTTCTCCAATTAAAGCATTGACAGGTCCATCAGTAATACCACCTTCTGACATAGCTGTCATATCTCTCGCAGCTAAAGCAGCATCAATACCAATAGATCCAGCAGTACCAATACCAGGAACAGTAGATGCAGCACCAGAAGCTAATTCTAAACCAGCACCAAGGAAATCACCTTGCATTGCTCTCTGAGCAGCAAAAATAGCACCAAGTCCCAATCCTACAAGTGGAATTTTCTTACCTAAACTCTTTGCAAGTGCTCCACCTGCTATCTTACCAATTGCTTTTCCACCCAATTTCTTTCCTAAACTTTTTCCAAGACCTCTACCCATCTTACTACCCATAGCAATACCAAGTCTTGTTCCAGCTCTAGCACTACCTCTTTTTCCTACGGCAGTGAGTAATTTCTTTGTAGCAAATTTACCACCAATACCCATTCCAGGACCACCACGACCACCACGCATCATACCCATACCACTTGTTGCAAGAGCCTCATAAGCAGTATTACCAGAGAAATTTCCACCTTGCTCTAGAGCAGATTCTTCAGCACCTGCTATTGCTTTTCTTGCTAATTTATCGGATTGTTGCTGTTGTTCTTGAGCAATTCTACTTTGATTAGCTGTTTGTTCTTTTGTGACAGCAACTAAACCCATTGTGACAAACGTTAATCTGTCAATTGCCTGTACTACTTCTCCACTACCTCCACCAACAGGTTCCATGCGTTTGACGAACATATCACTACCTTGCTCTACACCTACAGGAGTAGCTCCAATGTCTATAATTTGATCACTAACAAAACCTTCTGATCTTAATGGTCTTCCGCTAAATCCTCCTGTAGATAACCCACCACCAACAATATCTGGATTTACTGCCGATGATGACCCAGGTAATGCTCCTTGTAAAGCAGTACCACCAAGCATTTTTCGTAGAGGTTCTGCTCTCGAAGATGAATATGGTTTTGGATCTCGTGGATTTCTAGAAAACCCCTTAGAAAATCCCTGTGCAATTCTATCACCTATATTCTTTTTCGCTTCATTAAATTTATTGTCAAGATACTTTTCTAGAGCTCTCTCAATTCCTGATTGCCCTCTTGTATCTTTTGGTGATAGAAACCCGTGTGCCATTATCGTTGTTTAGCTGCTTCTTGTTGTTTTTTAAGATTTTCTAGATGTTGCATTAAGAGGGTAGTATAAACTTGTCTCTCCCATGGCATCATATTTTCAATCTCAGTCAAAGAGTATTTATGATGATGCATCAAAGCAAAGTTAGTTTTATAATACCCCTCTAGCGTGTTATGAAAGAGGGCTATCCGAAAAAATTGGTTAACCCATTAATTGTAAAGTCAGAATCAACTCCAGTATTAGGATTTGTGACCTTAAATTTGTGTTCCAACCTAGGAGTAGATTCAAAAAACTTTTGAATTTTCTCAAATTGTGTGTTAGTCAATCCTTCTACAAATTGAATAAATTCCTTTTTGGTGGTAGTAGAACTATCATATACATCCTCTTTATCAAAGATTTGATCAATACATCCAGCAATAATTTCAACTACACCATCCGCAGATGGGGTTTCACCCATGACGGATCCACTGATGAATTCATTCCAAGCAGGATACTTCATAATGACACCTAACTCATCACTTAACATAATTTTAGGGTCATGTCCTTTTGGTTTAGTAACTTTAACTTCACTAAGGTTCAAATTGTACTTAACTTGGGTTTCATTGTCATCTTTACAAGTAACGTTCATTTGAACAATTTCACCAACAGATACAGAACGAATTTGAAGAAAAATGTACTCCAAATCAAACATTGCTAAATCTTCCAGTTTTATTCTTGATTGAATACAACCCTTCAGGAGAGCTTTTACAGATTTTTCAATTTCTTTTTCTTCTTCCGTTTCTAAAGCTAGTAAAAGTACCTTTTCTTCTTTTACTACAAAAGGACGATATTTAATTTTTTTCTTATTAGATGGAATTTCCAGTTCATAAGTAGGTAAGACTACCTGTGGCAATGCCATAATATTTACTCCAAGGTCATATTTATATTTAGCGACTTTTTAAACATAAAAATAGCGGGAATTTTTTTCCCGCTTTTATGGAATTGAAAAGTTGAATTTGCATATATGCTCACCTATTCATTAGTTCAACTCTAGTAAGTTGAGGAGCATTTCTAACATCCTGCGTCATAGTATAATGTCTTTCATATTTAAAATTTGCAGTTACCTTTGTAATTTGAGAAGATCCAAATTGTAAAGGAATAGCATCAATTTGATATGGCCATGCTTTTTCCATAACATAAGTTATAGGTTTTCTTTCGGTAGGAGAGTTTTTTCCAGATTCTGTCTTTGTGATGTGAATATCACCTTGATATGAGTTCTTGTATCTAACTCTCATTACTCTATCTGTAGATAATTGATTACCTCCCATTTGAGTTGTATTTTTATCACCGCCACCAATAACATCATAGTACCAGTTGTTCAGAGACTTCAATATACTCAAATTAGCATCTAACATAAATGTAAGAGCAAACTCTGTAAAAACTCTAGTGTGTGGATAATCAACAGAACCAATACCAGTAATTAATCCATTTTGTGTTCCAGTCGCAGTATTTGAATTAGGTAGCTGAGCTTCTTCGCAAAAAATTTCTAGCAAATCTGCATCAAAATAATTTTTAGGGATATTTTTAACTTCCACAAGAAAGTTATTACTAAACGACATACCGCCGTTTCTACTCACTTCAGATAAAAACGAAGTAATACTAGTTGCCACGCTAAATACCTATGTTGGACTAATTATATTTATGGCATACTCTGGGTATTTTAAACCAAAGAACCCAAAGAAGTATCGTGGCAACCCAACTAATATTGTTTATAGGTCGCTATGGGAACGAAAGTTCATGGTGTTCTGTGACAATAACCCTTCAATATTACAGTGGGGAAGTGAAGAGATAATTATACCATACAGAGCTCCTGATGGTAAGGTGAGAAGATACTATCCAGACTTCTATATTAAAGTTCGTGAAAAG